TCTTTCCTCACGCAAAAGCTCTTCTCTCTCCTTTTCCTTCTGCTCTTGGCAAATGCCTTTATACTCTTCCGAGATAGGATTTCTGTGTTGACTCAAAATTCGATTCTTTTCGTAATCAAACTCTTCCTCCGTCAATATTCCTTTCTCTTTATAGTCGTAGATTTTTTCAAGTAAGTCATACAGAAAGTATCTGTCTTGAGTAGTTTTCTCCAATGTAATAGCAGTCCCGGATGCGGAAACCATAAACATGGATTTGCCACCGCCAGAAACTTCGTCAAAATCTACATGTAAACCGACGATTGCATCTGCATGATAACTTTCAGCCTTTCCAGTCAGTTCCTTCATTACTTCGTCGTAAATTGTAGTCAATTTACTCTTGTAGCTTCCAGAACGTCCGCCAAATACATCTGTCAAAGAGGCTGCAATATCGGAAAACAGATTTGTACCTATTACCACATTCGCATTGACTACCCCAAGATATTTTCTTATTGTATATCCTTCTATACTATTTGTTGTTGTTACTATCATAAATCTCTATTTTAACCATTTTGCAACACCACCATGATGAGAGCAAGTTCCTCTACGGCTTTTACTAAAACTATATGTTCCATCTCTGCATAAAGCAGTTGCCCCAGGAGGTGCAGAAGAATAATATGTAGGAGACTGAACTCTCTCACCTCTAGAATTAGTATAATATCTTATTTGTCCTGATGAATGATTTTCAGAAGAATAATAAACTTTTTCTTTTGAAAGATACTTCGTTGAAACATATCCAATATACCCATTATAACTAACAGGAATCCATTTGCAATCACAATCCTCATCAATTAAAACTGCAGTACCTCTAGGAATCTGAGTAATAATAGAAGATGTTACATCAGGAGAATCTCTTAAATTTAGGTTTGCCGTTACATATCTTACTACTTCTTGTGCATGAAATGTGCAGAAAAAGAACAATCCCATCAACAAAGTCAATACTCTTCTCATTCCTTTTTGTTTTTTGATTTATCAAGTAAAGTTTGTGCCTTTTCTAGTCTTGTTATATAACTCATGACATCATATTGAACGAAAGCCCATTTCCCATCTTCATACTTAATACTTTCGTTGGTCTCTAATGCTTGCATTACTTGATTATACATAGAATTATCCTCATCAATTACCATATTGGCTCTCCTCTCATTTTCTTTCATGAAGACTTCTATTGCAATTTTTATAACTCGGATTTCATTCTCATAATCTTTTCTTTTTCTGTAAAGGATAGCAAGTCTCTCGTATGGGTGCTTAAGCGGTAATCTGTAAATGATTGATTTCTCATACACATTAATAGCTTCATCAATCATTCCTTCTTTTTCTAAATCAATTCCAATATTAACAAGCCGAGAACTCTTATCAAAATTATCCTCTATATTAGTATCTTTTGTTGTTTCTTGGAACATGTCATCACTCAGGTTTTCTAACCTCTCAGCCAACTCAACTTCATCCTTACAAAGCACGTCATGAAGGTTTGCTCCATTTGCTGGTCCAACAATCCCAGCTTTCTCAAGTAATCCCATTATCCTTCTTGCCCTGTTATATCCTATTATAAGTTTACGCTGAAGAAGAGAAGTACTTCCTTGCTGCTGATTCACGACCAAACGAGCCGATTCTTCAAATAATGGATCTAATTTATGTATCACGGAATCCTTTAAAACATTTTCCTCTCTATGAGACTCATTTTCTTTTAGAGTAGAAGTATTTTCAGATACGTATTTCTCTTCTGATATGTTTATAACTTTATCCGGGATTATATGGATAGGTTCTACTTTATCAGCATTATAGTTTAAATTATTAGCTTCCGTTTTACTATCAGGAATAAAAGCACAACAAATTCCAATTAAGGCGAGTATAGGAAACCAAATCCATGAAGCACTTGTAAGTAACGGAATCATTACTGAAGCCAGTAAAAACAGAAATGTCAAAATGAACCTCAACGGATTGCTATTAATTGCTTCATTTTCTTGTTCACGCTTAGAAGCATAATGTTTATCTCTATCATAGTTACTACTACCTCCCGATATTTTAGTCCGAGAATATATACCAGTTCCTGGTATCCCGGTATTCACATAAACTCCTCTCTTACCCACATTCACTGAAGCTCCACGCGGACCAACAGACCAACTTGTCCCTGTTTTGCTTATGTTTAAATGCACTCCAGGAAGAATCTTCACCCTTTTCCTAAAATAAAGTCCCATATTATTTCATTGTGTTCATTCTAATACTCAATTTTACCAAAGCCATAGCTCTCACAGAAGATAATGGAAAATCTTTGGGTTGGTGGTTTTGATTGTAACTTACCAGTTTTATCCAGTCTTCACCTTTTTCTGAATGCTGGACGTATTTTACAGTTAAGTATTCATCTCCATCCAGATCTATTGACACAAGGTACATTTCTCCAAAGAAAATATGACTCATTTCTAAAGGTACCTCCTTATATGCTACGATGTCACCAGATTTAAGTAATGGATACATGGAATCCCCTTTGACATAAACAGCTCCATCGCATTTGGGGATATTTGGAATATTAATTTGTCCAAGGATATTCTGGTCTTTATTATCAAACAGAGATTTCAGATTTGCAGCAGCTTCTACGTCATAAAGGGTTATTATTCCTTCTTCCTCTGTTTTTTCAACTCCCTTAGGATGGAAGATTTGAGTAACTTCAGGTGTGCGTAAAGGTGTTCCACGACCGGTTAAAATGTAATTAGCATCAACATCAGAGTATTTACAAAGAAATGGCATTAGTATTTTTGTGGAAACTTCATTTGTTTCACCATTTCTTAATTTTACCATCATATTTTTCGTGATACCCTCAACGTCTGTATAAACCCTATAGTCGGTGAGTTTGAGGGCTTCCATGGTTTCATAAAACCGTTCTTTTACAGAATTTCCCATAATTAGTTATAATTTCACTTGATAGTATCATTAAAGATACTATCTTTGTATCCGTAACAAGTACGAGATGTTACAGGAACAACTAGTTAAACATTCCTCCGAGGAGGTTTAATATATGCACCCATGATAGCTCGTACCTATTGTGGGTGTTTTTAATATGGCTATAAATATAAAAAAGCAATATGAGAACATTTCACATTATATTGGGTGTGGCAGACTTAATAGCATTTGTCGGTTTTTTAATAAACCCAGAAGCATGGGGAGATATCTTTGCTGTACTTTTTGTATTTACCGTGATTATGCTTATTTCGTTTGGAATTGTCATATTGTCATACGATGAAGATGACTACGGGTATCCAGAAGACCATCCTTTCCTTCGGGATTTTAGAAAACGCCATGAAGATGATTCTGATTAAACTTTAGCTTCCATATCGTCAAGTATGCTCATAACCTCCTTTTTCTCTTTTATATCAGCAAGGTGTATAATTCTTTTGTATTCAAACACATCGTCTTTAGACAACTCAACAGGATAATCTTTGTGTATCATCTTGATTTTCACTATAATTTCATCCATTTTATCCTTGTCGATATTTGTTTTTGTTAAGCACTCCATGCTCTTAAATAGATAATACAATGCCGCTTCACTATGGGTCTTTTTCAGTTCGTTTACTCCCTGAAAAAAGAATGTAAGATACATGTTGTGATACAGTATATTATTTGAGCTTTCTTCGATGTCCTTTTGGGTAGATTTCTTGATTTCCCGTTTCAAGACAAAGGCATTGTAAATTTGGTTTGCCATATAAATGGTTACAACCAAAGTCAATACAGCAATAGACAAACTCGCCCCATCAGTATCATAAGGCTTTATATCCATTTTGCAAAGCCATAATGTTGTAACACTTATCACTATTGAGGCTATGCTTAATCCAAACGTCCAATTCTCTTTCTTCATAATGTATTAAGGCTCTTAATTGTTAAACAATGTTGTATGGTATCTAAAAAGATAGTATTTCTTTTGTTGGTTTCTTTTTAGATACTATATTTGCATATCGAAACTTTGATACGAAACAAATATAGTAAAAAACAACTAACCCCACACGATTATGAGTACAAAAATCAAGAACCAATTAAAAGAAGTCATGCTGATGGCGTGGACTTTTGTAAAACGTAATGGATTTACAATGAGTGAAGCGATGAAATGCGCCTGGGCAAACATGAAGCTGAAAGCTGCAATGAAGCAAAGAATCGTAAAGTTCTACTTCAAAAAGGTAGATGGTTCTGTTCGTGAAGCCTACGGCACGCTGAAAGAAAATCTGATACCAGCCACATCAGGTGAAAGCAGAAAGAAGAATGACACTGTTCAGGTGTACTTCGATACAGAGAGACAAGAATACAGATGCTTCAAGAAAGCTAACCTTTTAAATATCGCATGACTATGACACGCCACGAAATCGAAGAAGAACTTGACGGGCTGTACAAAGACCTGAATTTCGCCTATAACGCAGATGAAGAGACTTTATGCAGGGCTTTCAATGCTGACAGCAAGCAAGAATACATCAAAGCACTTACTGAAGAGGTGGACAAATACGAAGCCCTTCTTGAAGAATACAACCTGCCTGAAGATGATGGCATGGACTACATCAACCTTCAATTATCACAAGGCATGGCAGTGACACACTGGTAACTCACCTACCCTGCTGACGGACTGAACGGCAACCGATAGCGAGAATCGGGCAGGGTTCTACTTGATTGGTTCTTTGACATGATGGAAATTTTAGGCTTACCGTTAAGCCTGACGTGAAACGGACGACTGAGTAGCGATAACGGCTGTGTGAAAAGAGTATGAGTAAAGGGCTGCACTAAGCAAACGCAGCATACGAATCACACAGATAACAAAAAGACACTTATACGATTGCAGGTGGCCGTAGGCCGGCTACAAAGACAATCTTCACTGATTAGACACCAGCATGAACTATATATACCCGTGGCTTACCAGACCTTTGATAAGCAGTAAGGCAACCACCGGAACGCCCACGGGAACGATATTTAATACACACGGTTATGAAAATACTACTTTTTCTCTGTGCATTGTCCGTTCTGGTAATGCACTTCAATCAAGACCTGTCTGCTATGTACTGGATAGGATTTGTCGGGTTTATAATCACTGGTTTTTCAATCGCAAACAGACTGGACAATGAACGAGCTGCAAGAAACAATAAAAAGCATCTGTGATGAATTTGCGGACATCAGTGCCATTCTGACGGCACGCTCACGGGAACTGGACAGACGGGAGCTATTTGATAAGGAGATAGAAACGGAAATAAAAAACATTAAAAAGAATAGACATGAAAACAAATGAGGAATTACAAGGTATGACGCATGATGAACTCGTGGCATACACACAGAATCTGCAACGAGAATCCGAAGAATACAAAAAATCAATGCTGTATTACATGGAAGAAGAGAAAAAGATTGAATCGAAGTTTGACAACTTCAAGAACATGGTTAAGTCATTAGCTGGCTTAGTAGATTAGTTTTTATGGTTTGAAAATGGGTAGATGCCGGGCTATGAAAGTCCGGCATTTTCATTGGCAGATAGTTCAGGCGGTAGAACACCATGTAAGGGTTAGCATGGAAGTCACGGGTTCGAGTCCCGTTCTGCCAGCAAACAATCAAATACTTAAACTATGGTTAGAGAAATTACAGTAGACGAAAACTACCAGACAGTACGTCTTTTTGACGAAATGAAGAAAGGGGACATCTACAAGGTTCCCTATGACAAGAAACGGCACAACGGAATCAAGCTGGAAGCATCACGGCGCAATCGTGACCTCCGCTTGATCGGGACACTTAAAAACAAAATGGACGTGAAGTACCGGGTATCGGCCACAGAGTATCCGGGTTTCTCGGCAATTATCTGCTTAAAATAAAATGCTTATGATAAACGAAGATGTATTGAAAATAGTCTTAAACAACAAGTCTTTCGGGAAATACGAAGCAGCTTCGATAGTAGGCGGTCTCAAAAGGCTGAAAGAATTGTGCGAATCCGGAAGGATAAAATACAAGACCAAAGAAGGCGTGCCACACAGCAGATGGGCTTGTAATGCCTGGGACGTGATAAAACATGCAAAATTGATGTATTAAAACCAATTATTATGGAAGAAAAGCCAAATCTATATCAGAAGATACAGCTTGTCTCAAATGAGATAAAAAATATCGAAAAGAACCTGACCGTAGGCAAAGGTAATTATGCCTACAAGGCAGTACAGGACATTGATGTCACCTTGGAAGTGAAAGAAGCCGAGTCCAAGCATGGCCTTGTCAGTATTCCCATTAAGCAGGAACTTGTTAAATCGGAAATAATTAGAGTTGTCAAAGAAGGTGGAGGGGAATCCATCAACTATATGGACATCATAAAAATGACCCTACGCATTATCAATCTGGACAACACATCAGAATACATAGACGTGGAAAGTTTTGGGCGTGGACTTGACCCAGGCGACAAGGGATTTGGAAAGGCTTCTACTTATGCCAGAAAATACGCTTTACTTAATGCCTATAAGATTGCTACAGGTGAAGACCCTGATGAAAACAAATCCAAAGTGCAAACCCCTGCTACAGTAGATGAAGTGAAAAATATTGTCGTTGATTACATGATGACCGACAATCAGTTTGCGCAGAACATACTGTCTTATTTCAATGTAGGAAGTGCTGATGACATGACAAGCGAACAGCTTAAAATGGCATATAACAACCTCAAGAAGAAAGGAAAGATATGACAGAAACCATGTACATAGGAAGCGGTGACGTTCATGCCTTGATGAGTGGTAAGAATACGAAATCACATATCGCCCTCATGCAGCGTTTCGTCAGCGGGATAAAGCCTTATTACAATGCTTTTGCCAGCCCTATAGATGCTTTACGTACGGGAGCCATTCTTGAGAACAGGTATCTTCTCACTTTGCCTGACAACTACTTTACTCAGTATGTTGTCAGGTCAGATGAAATGAACGTGTTCAAGTGCAGCCTGGACTTTGCTTGTATCGATAAAGGAAAGTTAACTGATTTTGATGAATTAAAGACTCTTTATCTTTCAGATTACCTTGATTTTATTGAGCCTATCAAGCATGACAACAAAGCTTTAATCGAATACGTCAAGAAGAAGCATAAAGCTTATTATTATCAGGTTCAGGAACAACTCTTTTGCACTCATCTTAAAAGCTGTAACCTTGTTTTTCTGTCTGTAACAACCTACGACGACGAAGCCAACTGGCATCGTAATATCCTTCCCAATGAGTATTGTAAAATCCGTATCACTCGTGACGAACAGGCAATTGCAGAAATAAAACGACGTGGACAGATTTTCCAACAGATAAAAGATTTTTATTCAAACTAATATGGCAAATCAAATAACTGGACGGCTGGTCTATATTGGCCAGCCCCAAGAAATCCCATCCAAAAGCGGTGGCAACCCGTTTGTGAAACGTGAATTTATTCTTGATGCCACAACCTATGACCCCTATACAGGTGAACGTAGCCAGTACGAGAACGTCCTGCCACTTGAAGTAAGCGGTGACAAATGTGCCGAACTTGACCAGTTCAGAACCGGTGATGTAATAACGGTTTCCTTTTCCCTCCAAGGTCGGGAATGGACAAATCAGGACGGACAACTAAAACGTATGGTGTCCATCCGCTGCTATAAACTGGAAGGCCGTCAGCCAATGCACCAGCCAGCATCCGTGCCAGCACAGCAACCGTCACCGACACAAACGCCAACCATGGCACAGGCGTTTCCACCTGATGTAGATGCGAATGGAAATCCCAAAGATGACTTACCGTTCTAGCCTATGAGCATATTCAATCTGAAGAATGAATACGATATACCCAAGTTCAAGGCTTATGTAAACAAACTGTTCCAGGAGCGGGCGGTTGTGGAAGTGAGAAAGAAGCTGCCCAACCGCACGCTCGCCCAGAACAGATACTTCTATTTGCTTCTAAATTGGTTCGCAAGTGAAACAGGTTATAGTGTAGAGGAAGTTAAAATCGATATTTTCAAGAGGTTATGTAATAGGGATATATTCGAGAAAGAAAAGACGAACAAAAAAGGAAAGATTATAAAAACTTTGAGAAGCTCGTCTGAACTGAGTACGGGAGAAATGACTCTCGCTATTGAAAGATTTCGGAATTATTCTAGTGCTAAAGCAGGAATATATTTACCAAGTCCTAACGAGAATGAGTTTCTATTACATATTCAACAAGAGATAGAAAAAGATAAAGAATTTCTAAGCTATGGGGATGGGTGAGAATTGGAAAGATATATCCGGATATGAAGGTTTATATCAAGTATCAGATATGGGACGGGTTAAATCTATATGCAGTCATGTAAGGCTTCAAAATGGCGAGTTAATGAAAAAGAAACCACATATTTTGAAACCACAAAACAGATGTGGATATAGATGCGTAAATCTATTCAAAGATGGAAGTATTCATACAGTAAACATTCATCGTTTAGTGGCTGAATCTTTCTTGCCTAATCCTCATAATTATCCAGTTGTAAATCATAAAGATGAAAACAAAACAAACAACAATGTAGGAAATCTTGAATGGTGTAGCCATGCTTACAATCTTAATTACGGTACAGCTAAAAGACGTAGAGCTATATCGCAAGGAAAGGTGGTTCTTCAATTGGATAAAAATGGAGTTTTGATAAAACGCCATTTAACATTGATGGATGCTTATAGAGATACTGGTGTAGATTACCGAAATATTTCACTTTGCTGTTATCATAAAAGAAAAACTGCTGGTGGATATTGTTGGAAGTTTGAATAATAAATTAAATCGAACGTAACAAAGAGTTTATTTGACTATGGACAAATTTTTAGGACAAGACATCCCTGAACAGGAACGATGGCAGTTCCTTCAGGACAACGCCGATGCGGTAGAGAAAATCGGCTACACCCACAGATTCACCCCCGAAGAACTGGCTCAGAAGAAAGAAACATTGGCTGAGGTATCTATCACCATCAACGATGTCGAGATGGAGAAGAAAGAGGCTATGGAGAGTTTCAAAGAACGCCTAAAGCCTTTGAATGAAGAAAAACAGGAACTTTTGGACCACATCAAAAGAGGTTCGGAGTTCGTCGAGAATGAAGAATGTGCAAAATTCCTATACCATAAAGAAAAGATGGTAGGATTCTACAACAAGTTAGGTGAACTGGTTTATAGCCGCCCAATCATGCCACAAGAAATGCAGAAGACAGTATTTAGTATTAACCGTAAAACTGGAACAGAATCATGAGTGAAAACAAAATCAATTTGGTAGTACCGAAAGAATATAACGGTAAACCTATCGAAGTAGTATTAAGAGAAGGTAAGGCACCCGTAGCACTTGACCCGAAAGAGCCTGAAAGAGTAGTTATCAATGGAACGATAGATGCACCTTTCAAATGGCTGGAGAAGCGTGTCGAACTGATTAATCAGAAATCGGCCAATATCATTGTGAACCGTGATAAGATGTGTCTGGCTTTGACTATTGATGAAACCAATTATTACCAGACAGTAATTAGTGGAGTTTTACAGGCTTCAAAGGAAATGCAGGAGTTCGGTATCAATGCGGAAAGGAAATGGGAACCTATCAAATTGTCCCAGTTCTTCAAGATGCACCGTGCCTTCTTCAAGGATAAGTCTGAGAACATGATGCTGGTTTCCACTTTGAAGAACTTCAAGGCGAAAGTGAATCAGGATATAGAACGTAGCAAAGAGGAAAACGGGAACAAGACGGATAACTATTCTCAAGTGGTTGATTCCAATCTGCCAAAATCGTTCAAACTGAATATCCCTCTTTTCAAAGGTTTTGCCTGTGAAGAAATCGAAGTTGAAATCTACGCCGATGTGGATGGGCGGGAAGTTTCCCTTTCTTTGGTTTCTGCCGGTGCGAATGAGGCCATTGAAGAATACAAGAATAAGGTGATTGACGAACAGGTTGGAGCAATCAAAGGTGTTGCACCTGACATCGTAATCATTGAGGTGTAACAATGAGAAAGCAAATTTATTTAATTCTGTTTCTGGTAGTCGGAGTATCTATCGGAAACAGAATATTCAATCACCTCAACGCTTGGCTGGGCGTGGTAATAATATCAGCCACAGTGATTTATTTCGTTTATAAACTAATTAAAAATTTGAAGAATGAAAAGATTGATTAATCTAATGTTGGTCTGTATGACCTTAGTGGTATTTGCTTCATGCGAAAGAGTAGCCCCTAATTATGCCGGTGTTCTAATGGAGAACTATGGGAAGCAAGGAAAAGAGGATTTTAAGGTAGTGTCCGGTAAAGTTTCCACTTGGGAATGGGGCACTGAATTGTTTCAAGTTCCATTGTTTGACCAAAGAGGGGAATTTGCTGAACCTGTCACATTGAAGGCTGCTGATAACACTGAATTTAACGCACGTCCTACTTATTCTTATAAAGTTATCAAGAATAGAGCTATAGATGTTGTATTCGATAACAAACATATAGATAAAGCTGATACAGAATCAGGAAAAGACGGGTTTATGCAAAGCCTTGAAGATAATATACTTGAACCTCGTATTTATGATTTAATCAAAGAAGAAAGCCGTAAGCACAAGACAGACAGTTTAATGGCTGACGGTGGTTCTCTTCTTTTTGAAAAGCGGTTGGAGCAGATTGTGGATAAAGAATTTGAGAAAAGAGGGCTTCAATTGCTGACTTTTTCTGCACAGCTTGAATTTTCAAAGGCTGTGCGTGAGAAGATTGATAGTCGTAATGAGGTGAATACCAATATATCTGTATTAGACCAGCAGATTGCAGAGCAGAAGAAACGCAACGAATTGGAGCAATTAAAAACAGAACAGGCTATCATTCAATCACGTGGGTTGACTAAAGAAATACTCTATAAGCAATTCATAGATAAATGGGATGGCCGTACACCACTTTATGGAATTGCCCCTGAGTTTTTAAAAATAACGAAATAGCATGAATAAACGCCCGGAAAGACGGGCATACGGGCGCAAGCACAGGACGTGCTTTAGTATGGAGTAATTGCGCAATATCTCCATACACTTGTCCCATTGAATTAGCTAATATATGAGCAAGTAAAACCGTGATGGTTGGGCGGGTTCGATTCCCGTTGCGTCCACAACCAATAATGGAATTATTATGAAAGAAGAACGGAAATTAACATTTGGGAAATACAAAGGACAAGAGATAAAGTATATCATACTTACTCATATTGGTTATATCATGTGGTGCTTTGAGAATATCAACTGGTTTAAGCTGACAGATCAAGAACAGGCTTTATATGATGCGATAGCCATAATGATTAAGAAGGAACGCTTGCCAATGACTTTTCCGGTTGAAATGATGTATAAGCATATAAAAGACAGAGAGTCATATGAAAAGTTAAATACTCCATTTACATTCAATTATGGATATATATCTTTAAGAATGTCTGAAAAGGATAATCCAATATTCAACAGTATTGAAAAATACATTACACACAAAATACGCAGAAATAGTACGAAAGAATGTTCGTCATTCGAAAGTCTTTCAGGAGATTTGACTGGTCTTTCACATAGCATGAATAAAGAAATAGAAAAAGCTCGGCTTAATGGTGAGAGTGATGAAGAAATATATGGTTATTGGGGTAGTATGAATGATTATAAGGCTTTATAAATATGTATTACATCAAGAAACCTAAAAAGAAGAAAGAAAAGCCTTTGCCGTTATTCGATAAGGCAGGTATCAAGATTAAAAAGAAGCCGGATTTAGTGGCCAAACTCGACAAAGTTTTCAGCCGCTATATCCGGCTTCGTGATTGTATGCCGAACGGGTATTTCCGTTGTATCTCATGCGCCCAGATAAAGCCATACGAACAGGCAGATTGCGGACACTTCCATTCGCGCCGCCACATGGCTACACGCTTTGACGAGGACAATGCCCACGCAGAGTGCCGGGCGTGCAACCGTTTCAGCGCAGACCATCTGATACATTACGAGAAAAACTTGAAATCAAAAATCGGTCAGCAACGCTTCGACAAGCTGGCATGGAGAGCAAGCCAGGCGAAGAAATGGACTGATTTTGAATTAATAGAACTCACCAAGTATTACAAGGCTTTGGGAGACAAACTGAGTAAGGAGAAAGGATTATGAGTTATGTTTTACGGGATTACCAGCAGAAGGCCAGTAATGCTGCAGTCAGCTTCTTTGCTAACAGGGCCAAGAAGAACAATGCCATCATGGTACTGCCTACCGGAGCCGGCAAGAGTCTTGTGATAGCCGACATCGCCAGCCGTCTTGAAGGGCACACGCTAGTATTTCAGCCCAGTAAGGAGATACTAGAACAGAACTATCTGAAGCTCTGTTCGTATGGTGTTCTGGATTGTTCCATCTACTCTGCCTCATTCGGGCGAAAGGAGATTTCAAGAATAACTTTCGCCACTATCGGAAGCGTAGTCAACCATCCGGAACTTTTCCAGCATTTTCAGAATATCATCATCGACGAGTGCCATCTGGTTAACCCGAAAGACGGAATGTACAAGAGATTTCTTTCGATGCTGAAATGTAAAGTTCTTGGATTGACGGCTACGCCTTACCGGCTTTCATCAAGCAGGGATTTCGGCAGTATGTTGAAGTTCATCACACGCACACGCCCGTGCGTGTTCTCTGAGGTAATCTATCAGGTTCAAATCTCTACTCTATTGGATATGGGGTATCTTTCGAAGCTGAACTATTATCCGATGAATCCTTTGGGATGGAACGAACTTAACCTGAAGGTGAACACTACCGGAGCCGACTACACGGACAAGTCTGTAGTGAAAGAGTATGAGCGTATCGACTTCTACGGGTTTCTGGTGAGCATCGTCCAAAGGCTTATGAATCCCAAGAGCGGTGTAAAACGAAAAGGTATATTGGTTTTCACCCGTTTCTTGAAAGAAGCAGAACGTCTCACCTGGTCCATTCCCGGAACAGCCATCGTTTCAGGAGAAACACCGAAAAAAGAACGCGAACATATCCTTGAAGCGTTCAAGGCTGGAGAAATTCCGGTGGTGGCCAACGTAGGTGTACTTACTACCGGATTTGACTATCCTGAACTGGATACGATTGTCATGGCCCGTCCGACAATGTCACTGGCTCTTTGGTATCAGATAGTCGGTCGTGCCATCCGTCCGCATCCTAACAAGGAATCCGGCTGGATCGTTGACCTTTGCGGGAATCTGAAACGATTTGGCGAAGTCAAGGATTTACGCCTGGTGGATAGCGGAAACGGTAAATGGGCCGTGTACTCCAATAGCAGACAGTTGACTAACGTAAGATTCTAAGATTATGGAAGGATATATAAAACTAAGCCGCAAGTTCTTCTCGAATGATATGTGGAATGAAGCCCGGACTTTTAGCAGTTGCGAAGCGTGGCTTGACTTGATTCAGTCAGCACGATTTGAGGCAACGCCCCGTATGGAGAGTATCGGAGGTCGAGAAGTCTCTTATACAAGAGGACAATATCCTGCATCCATAAGATTCTTATCAAAGCGTTGGAAATGGTCTGAGAGGAAAGTACGGACGTTTCTTGCCTTTCTGAGAAGAGAGAACATGATAACTCTTTCCAAAGAACAAGGAATGAATGTAATAACCTTGGTAAAGTACAATGAGTATAATGGCTCAGAGTCTGACACAGTAAGTGACACAAGCAATGACACAATGAGTGACATAAATATCATTCAGGAAATCAATAATTTACGGATGCAAGTGACACAGCTAATGACACAAGTGGCGACACAGCAGGTGACACACCCTGCCAAAGAGCCAGAAAAGCGACACACGGGTGACACAAAGCAAATAAAGGAGAAGAATATTATTAAAGAAACTACTACTAACGTAGTAGCAAAGAAAGACGCGGCTAAAGCCGCTACTCTCTCTAGGAAAGAATCCTTCTACCAGTCGTTAGTCCCTTATGTCAGTCAGTACCCGAAAGAAATGATTCGGGCTTTCTTCGATTACTGGAGCGAGCTTAACAAGTCAGAAACCAAGATGCGCTATGAACTGGAAAAGACCTGGGAGCTTCCAAGACGGCTGGCGACCTGGGCCAGTCGTGAGAAAGTGCCTTCAAAAACAGATGTAGGCATAGTTCTGAAGGATAATTCACCGGGAAAATACAAGAAAGGCTGGTAAACATGGAACAGATAAATTTTCAACAGACAATCGAACGGCTCAAAGATACGGGTTTCTCCCCTATTCCTAACGTCGTAAAGATAACCGTTCCGGATGCCAAAAGAGTTCTCTGGGCCGGTATCAGGTACTTCACTGGAGAAAATGCCAGATGGCTTCCTGAGTACGAAGAAGTGGCAGGCTGGCTGGCCGGCAATGAAGGTCGCGGACTTCTGTGTTTCGGCAACTGCGGACGCGGAAAGACCCTTATCTGCGGAAAGATTCTTCCTTTGGTTCTTAACCATTACTGCCGCAAGGTGGTAAGCTGCTACGATGCACAGCAGATGAACGCTGATTTGGACGCAGTGAAGCAAAAACACATCATCTACGTTGACGATATAGGGACAGAGAATCTTAGCGTCAAATACGGCGAAAAAAGGCTTGCATTCGCTGAACTGGCAGACGAAGCAGAGAAGAAAGGAAAGCTTCTTATCCTGACCACCAACCTAACGATAGACGAGCTGAGAGAGAAATATGGGGAAAGAACCATTGACCGGCTGAGGGCGATAACGAAAACCGTCCTCTTCAGCGGTGAAAGCCTGAGAAAATGATATGAAAATCACAATTAACTGGGTAACTCGTGCCTGGAACCTGATCAGGAGGTTACGTGAGAAATACCGTCTTCCACAATACATGAACGTGAACGGACTCACAGAAGCAGAGGTTGACGAAGAGACATTAAGCAATCTCCGCAAGGGTGAGCCAAAGTATTTAATCATCAGAAAAGTAGAGAAATGACAAGACAAGAATCAGAAAGAAAGCTCAATGAACTGAGAAAGAAGTATATCGCCTTGATTTCATCCATGAACTTTGCCAAAGCACAGAAAATCAAGAACAAGATTGACTCCCTTGAAAGAGAGGTGGAACCGCATTCCTTGGGAGAACTTCTTCAGGACTATACCCCGGAGTTCAAGGTAGAAATGCTTCGCAAGATGCACAAGCTGTTCATCTACTCCGATTTGCTTGAAGGTGCGGCACTGGAGTTCCAGTCTGAACTTGAATCAAACGGAATAGATGCTCAGGTAGTTTTTCAGGTAAAGCGCGTACTGAAAGAACTGAGAAGCATAGTACGAATACCGGATGAAGAGAAAAACGCTTCACTGTCTGACAACTTTGCCGGGATGTGTGATGAAGCCGGACTTGTAGTGAGTAACATAATCAACAAATATCTTGCAAAATGATAACGGAAAATGACCCAATGCTTCCACGTAAAGTGGATTTGGAGAAGAACCCTTCTGGAACCGAACTGAAAATCGCCCAGCATCGGGAATTGGAGAAACATGGAAAGTATGTAGCTATCCCAGGCGACAAGACACGGACGCGAATTTTCGTCCGCAACGGTGAGGATGCGGAGAAGAAGATAGCTGCATACCTGGAGAGAATCAACAACCGACCTCAAAGATGGAACTGATATGGGAAAACTGAAAGTCTATTATGGATGGTCTAGAATAGGTAATGTTCGAAAAAAACGTGCCTTATCCGTAATGTTCGAGAATGATGCACAGGGTTGCAGAAGTGACCGTGGGCAAAGATGTCTGAGAACGATTCAAGACACCGTGATTGAAAGGTACCAGACGGATGAAGAAATGGCTGATGGGAAACGTCAGAACCGGATATTTACTGAGTACAGCCTGTTCATTGACGAGAAACCTATCAATGGTAGCCTTGAAAGATGCTTGCTAGTTAACAGCGATGCCGACAAGAACAATATATCCAAGGCTATTCGGGATAAGATTTCTGATGCTTTACGGAAGGCTTTCATGTTGGCCAATCCTGGTTACAAAGAGCCATGTTCTCAACTTGAATTGAAATTTGAATGATATGGGAAAGCAGGAAAGTATGGATGGCTTGTTCCAGATGGCTAAGGATTTGGCCAAAGCAGAAAAGGAGCTGAAAGTTGAGCAATGGGTTGAAGTAACTATTTACTATGGATATGCAGAAAAACAAGTAAGCTTATATCACTACAATCTTCCCCGTGAGATGTATTTCCGGTACCAATGGGTAATCAGATGGAGGATGGCGAAATTACAGTGCCAATACCCCAAACAGATTGTATCTACAAGCCTGTACTTCTACGACAAGCGTTCAGGAGAGTCGCTTGAAGTGAGTTCTTGCCTGTCTAAGCTGATTTCGGACAAAGCCCAGATAACAAAAGCAGAACGCAGGATGAATGAATACATAGAGTACAACCGTCAGAACAACATGTTCTTTGACGAGGAATCCGATGAGGAACTGGTTAAGTTCCGCGAGAAACTGGAGCGCAAGAAACTCGAATGTGCTGAGTGTGAGAAGAGGTTAGAATTATTAGTTGAAAGAAGGAGGAGTAATCAATGAAAGAAACTCAATTGTCCTTAAACTTGGATTATGGAATTAGTAAAGAACAGGCTTGCATCCTTTGCCATCTCTCCTCTGAATGTGAAGGGTGCTGTGTTAAATGCAAGGCTGAGAATAAGAATGATGGTTGTTCTGGTCAAGCTTGTTCCCAGCCGTTTCGTGAGAAGGAAGGGAATAGATGGGATACATGGATGCACCTTGTTTCTACTTCGCTTCCGGAACTCAAACGATTTATACCAGTGAAATACAGAAAACATTTAAAAACAAAAAAGTGATATGGCAAACATTGTCAAATTAACCGGATGCAAGGAGGTTTCGCATGATATATATGCTTACTTCACTTGTGATGCTGAAAAAGCATTGAAGGCTTTGGAACTTGAGATACCGTGTACTGGAGCAAATAGCACTGGAGCATACAACATTTACTTTAATGATGGGGGAGAAACTATCTGTGAGTACATGACATTCTGCGTTACACGTGAGTTTAAGAAGGTTTCATCCATACAGGATGCTGTTGAATGGATGGATAAGAAAATGAAGAAGGAAAAGTGATGAAATACTACGTAAAAGCAACAATAATCATAATTATCTGTGAAATTGTTACGGCATTGATTGCAGATTTGATTAACGCTGACAGAAGCGAATCCATTATTCGTTTTATGATTGTTTATATGTGTATTGATACAATTGTAAGACAATTAAAAGAATGAATGAAGAATCTAAAATAATAGAACTTGACACCATTCTTGAATACAAGGATGGTCAGGTGTACATCAAGAATATGGTTACAAACGAAATGCCGGCTACACTGACATTCAATATTATCGAAGCATTAAATAAAACGATTGTTGAGTATTATAAAAAAGATAATCAATGAAAACGAAATTGTATTACCTGTTCCTGGCAGTCATGTGGTGGCTGCTGGGATAGGTGGAAAGGAGATAAAATGAAACGAGTGTATAAGTATGAGGTCTTTGGCGTAACTTACTATGAGGGCATCTCCGAAGGAACTTCCGATACGTTTGACTCATTAAAAGATGCCAAACATTTTGTGGAAAAAGCTCATAACGGAAGATTTCACAAGATACATCAAACAATCTTCAAGTATGAAGAAAGAAACGGAGAACCCTATCGGTACGTAAAAAGACTTTGGTTTCTTAAAAAAGGAAGGTGGTACTCTACCAGAAAGGTTCATAAACAACTTTTATTCATGGAAATATGAGACGAACAATAAATACAATACCAAAGCAGGAATATGACGATCTGATGAAGTATGCAACTTTAAGAATGCATAGGAAAATCCAAAGGCTGGCAGACGAAGAGATTTCAAAGATGCGAGAAGCTGACAACAAAGGTGACTACGAGAAAGCAGAAGTACACGACTTCAATTCACGAGCGTTGTCTCGCATGGCCGATATGTATTATGAAATAATCAAGAGAGAGGATTAAAATATGAAACAAGTAAAAGTAAAAATAGAGACAACAGTAGAAACCATGTTAGGTGATAAGCCTGTAAATGAATTTCTTGGTGATGTTGCAGATATATGTCATACATCATTGGAATACTCAACATCAAAAAATGAAGGGTGTGAGACACTCTATGAGGACCAAGAATATGAAGATTACAGAAATGACATGGAGGACAGGGTGTCTGTTCTTGAAAGTGCTATTTGTCGCATTTTAGATTTATTGGAAAATTAAAAAATAGGGTAAGAATTACTTACCCTATTCGGCGGTTTATGTTCTTAGATACTATCTGATGGTAAAAACATCAGCAATAATCTAAAAAAACGACCCTACTGTCATTAAACAACCTGTCACGAATAAACATTGTACAATGTTTATAATGCTGATAACAGCAAGAATGAAACATAGTGTTTCTAACATAAACAGCCCAACAAGCTGTAAATTTGATTGGGCTTCATTTTGCCCAATCTAAAAAAGATTTTTTCCCATTTTAAATCTATTTTAAATTATACGGCAATATCGCCTAACATCTGACAGGACTCGAACCTGAATATTAAAACCTTGCCATTTTCAGTCACAGATGCTGGCGCAAATATAAATAGTATTATTATAAAAAGCAAAAGTATGAAAGCAATATCCATCAAACAACCGTGGGCAAGCTTAATCGCTCACGGTATCAAAGACATCGAGAACCGGACTTGGAAGTGTCCTCAGAAATACATCGGCCAAAGGGTGCTTATTCATGCAAGCAACAGTAAGGGAGTAGGTTGGATAATGAACAGTGAGCAAAGAGTACAAATTCTAGTTCATCCTTCAGAATTAGCAGGTGTAGACTGCAACAAGTTACCTCGTGGTGCTATCATCGGCAGCGTGGTTATATCCGATTGCGTACAAAACCATCCTTCAGTATGGGCAGAGCAAGGTTGCTGGAACTGGGTGTTGAAAGACGCGGTTCTGTTTGATAAGCCGATTATGAATGTGAAAGGGAAACTTAGTTTTTGGTGTTTTAATCTGGTAAAATAAAACAACATTAGCAGTGTTATTAATCGGAATTCTTCTATGTGTATTTTTCGCAATAGATGTATACATGGAGATATCATAATGAGGAGGGTAATTTATAATCATTACAAAAATAAAGCTATACATATCATTGAATTCAAGAAATTTTTATCTTTGGAGGAATTTAAAATTAAAATATATGGGAGGATATATTAAACTGGCTGGACAAAGCATTATTAAAAGTGTGTATAAACACCCTGAGAATTGGGGGTTAATGTATAAGGAATATGGTAAATCTGAGAATATCAAAGACTATTCAGAAGAAGAAGTGTCTGAGATGCTTAAAGGCGTATATTCTAAAAGTGGTTATTTGTTAGTTGATGGAGACTATTTTATAAATGTAAATGATGTTATTCAATGTGGGTGTACATTGAAAACAATAACGTCAAATACAAGATTAGATTTGTCGAAGCCTATACCAATCAAAAAAATACGTACATTTTACGTAGAAAATTATTATTTAATAACGCGCAATAGCGTTAATGGGAATAATAAACACTTCATAAATTCTTATTTATCAAAGATTAGGATTATAAATCCAGGGCGTGGTCGGTTTAGAGGATTATATAGTCTTCCTAATTACTATATGTGTGTTCAATCATTTGGACATGGCTATGTACCTAAGGATTTGTTTCATCCTATAAAGTTTTATTTTAATGGAGTCTTTTGGGGTGATCAATATCGAATTAGTGATTTTCTTGTAGATACAGAGCTTAAAATATCATATTAATAACATTTTTACTTACTGACAACCCTTGTCAGTGCTTTGTGAATACCCGATAACTGCTTTAGTAGTGGTTATCGGGTATTTTATTTCTAACTAATTACCCCCCAATTATTATGAACTTAAACAAATTAAGAGATAAAGCCTACCAGTGTGCAGTTGCCCACGGATGGCATGAAGAAAACCTGAGTGATGAACATTTCCTCTGTCTGGTCATATCCGAACTTATGGAAGCGGTGGAGGCAGACCGGAAAGGGAAACATGCTAACCGGGTCAATTTTGAATATTACATGAAACAGAGGAAACGTGATGATGGGGAATTTATGTACGCTTTCAAACATGGAATCAAAGACAGCGTGGAGGATGAACTTGCTGATGTCTGTATTCGTCTGCTTGATTTGGCCGGACTGAGAGGGTGTGATTTGGATAGCTTCGACTACGAAGGAAGCGATACGGAAGATTATTCTGATATGACCTTCACGGAGTCCATGTTTAGAATCTGCTCCTATGTCACCGACAACTTCTACAGGGATGAACCATTTATCCTCCTGAATGAGATATTCGCTTTCTGCCGGGATAGAAATATCGACATCTTCTGGCACATCAAGCAGAAAATGAAATACAATGAACTTCGTCCGTACAAGCACGGAGATAAAAACTACTGACCATGAAACACGCATTCTACGCCTTAATCATCATACAAGCCCTGTACGAGCTTGTGAAGCTGTTCAGATGTAAATCCCTATATCAACATGCAAAAGTCTTTCAGGACCTAGATAAGACAGCAAAAAGATGGTATCTGATAGCGCATCCATGGCTTCATGTTGCATTCTTCATGGATACCATCGGACTTTTATTGCTGGGGATGGGATTGTTTTCAAGCCAGTGGGTGTGTTTCCTTGTTGTCCTGGTCATGAGCTTCAGCCAGATCCAAAAGCTAGGAGCATGGGCGGTGTTCCTGGACAGTCTGGTAACGGTTATCATCTACGCTTTCGCCATCCTGAATGCATATTACTTGGCATAAAATAAAAAAGGGAGCCAGCCCACACGATTAGAAGCCAACTCCCCCACACGATTATGATGCAAATATAAGAATTTCCAACTAAATAAATCGTGCTATGACAAAAGAATTTTCATCAATCGTGGAGTTGAAATCAATACGTGAACAGAAATCAAGATTATCGGAACGTGAACAGGAACTATCCTCCCCCATCCTGACCGATTTTTCTCTTATTCCGGAGATTTATGACTGGTTCAAGGACCTGTTGGCCGGGATGGACTGTCCGCCCAATCCGGAAAGTGTTACCCAGCGAAAGAAGTTCCTCTTCATTGTGTTGTTCCTCTTCGCCCCTAGTGTGCTTGCCGGCGGACGGCTGCCGAACGGCATCCGGGCAGAGATTTCCGGTGTGTTCCCGGATGTTTCCCCGTGTGTAATATCGAACAATATCGCCGATGTTTCTTTTATCTATCAGCAGTATAAGGATTTCCGACAGGATATAGAGTATCTTTACAACCAAATTATAGAAAGGTTGAAAAACAAAGGACTAATCAAGTAACCCCGTTCCGAAAGGCTCGGGGTATTTTTATGAAACATTTTACCAATTGTTTGTTCTTGGTTTAAGCAATCTTAGGCTAAAAATCACCATGTTGGTAACTTTGTCTCAAAGAGATAATAACAGCTATCCTCACGGCTGAAAAGTATAAACCCTGCCATCGGTAAGAAGTGAGGAGCTTGCCTTTGGTGGGGTAATTTTTTAATCTAAGATTCACTGAGACATGAAAACAAATCAAGAAATGGTAAGGCAAATGGGGAATTTAGAAGTTATTCAACGCACCGTTGACGGCTATTTCAATGCTACCAGGCTTGTAAAGTTATGGAACGAACGAAACTCCTCAAACAAAGAATTGAAGAAATACTTTGAAAATGAATCAACCAAGGAATTAATCGCTACCATCGTTGAAAAAGAAAATCTAAATGGGCAAAATTCTCCCTATTTAAGTTCACGTGGTAAATGCGGTGGAACCTGGGTTCATCCTGTATTGTTCATTGATTTGGCTATGTGGCTAAATGCGTCATTCAAATATGATGTAATCAAATTCGTTTCTGACCAAATGATTCGTTACCGGAATGATGCTGGGGACGCTTATAGGGAACTCTCTTCTGCCATCATGAAAATCGTTCCCAAAGACTTTATGCCTAAAGCCATGCAGAAGGTCGGTGAAGCCTTGAACTGGGTTATCTTCAACAGTCATGAAAAGATGCTACGTAATAAGCATGGTGAGGAACAAAAACAACGTGAATTGTGGCAGCTTGAAAAGAAGATTGCTGATTTGGTCAATGAAGGTTTCTTGACCGACTATGAAAGCCTTATTGGGTATCTGAGAATTCAATACCAGAAAAGGAACTATCCAAAGGTCTTTGCTAATGCTGGATAAAATATTACAAAAGTAGAAAAGCCGGAGCGTTATGCTTCCGGCTTTATACCATTAATATCCAATTCAAATTTTGTTTTACTCAGTGAAGCTTCATAAATCTTACATGAGGGGATATGTTCTTTTACAATAGAAATAATTTCATTTTTTGCTTCAATAGAGATTTTGCACCCCAACGTAATTTCGGTAATCGAATCTAATGGAACTTTTATACTACTTCTTGAAGCATTAATTTTAATTAATCTATATTCATCCTCGTATTCCCAGATATTTGCTTTTGTAAAAAGTAATCTTTCTATAAATTCTTCAACTTTATCTTCAAGGTGCTTTATTGGAAGCTCTTTTTGATATTTGACTTTTCCAAGTGTTCCTTTTACAGCATAAAATATTTTATCCATATCAAACCCAATACAAATACCTGTATGTGAGTTTGTATAATGTGACCACATCAAGAAATTATTGCTTCTTGTGGTTAAGCTAAACACCCCAAATAGTCTTTCTACTTCTTTTTGGGTTTCTTTATTTTGCTGTTCTATATGTTCTTCATTAAACAACCATCCTTTTTTTTGTTCTTCTGAAACGTATGTATATATTTGTTCCTCACTCCAATCGGGATAATTTTTACGGGCTAGCTTATACATATATTGAAAAATATTTTCTGTTGTTAGCTCAGAATTGTCAAAAATATATGGAATACTACCCTCAAATGGATCGTTTAGTTGCCCAATTGACGGAAAATATAATTCACCATCAGTTAATATTCTTTTTGTATAATCATTCCATGGTTTATACTTGTATAATACATTTAGCATTTTATTATTCTCCTTTCTTAATTTTGAATTTTATACTGCAATCCTAAACCATTAAGCCTCATGTCTGAAATAATCATTCTTTCGTATGACCATTTTCGTCAAACTCAAATGGAAGTTCCATTTGACCAATCTGACGCATCTTCATTTTTTTGAAGTTATCACAAAATTGCTTCATATTGTCTGAAACCTGAAACAATGTTATTACTTTATTGATCTGTTTCTCTAGATTTGGTTCTCCAATATCAAGTGTAAGAAGTTGGTGATAACGGTTTGTTCTGTTTCCTGATTCACTTTTAGGCGTTTTCTTTTTTAATTCCTCTAAAACTCCATTAGGTAGTTCTTCATAGATAAAAGTATTAGTCCATTTTCCTATAATTCCAGGACGTTTTTTAATACCTTTTACTGTATAATCCCAGCCATTAAGACGAAATAGTTCTTTATAAAAAATATCAGGAAATCTTTTTTGCCAAGGTAGTAATTCTTCTGAAATATACGCTTTCAGAATTTTTTGTAATTCGTCTTTCTCTCGTTCGTACTGGTAACCAGTAGCTTCATCAACAAGAGCAATAATACCTACTTTTGCTACAGAGCGAATTATAATATCAGCACTTTTGACAATTTTTTCATCGTTAAAAATGCCGGCACGATTTGCATCTATGATAGCAGAGCATATATCAACCAATAAAGTTACCTCATATCCGTTTGCTACTGATAGTGAGCCTCCTGCATTGTTCCGTTTAAATTTTATAGGATTTGCTAACCTTTCTGATATGCTATTTTCACCGGCACATAGATAATCAGTAAGCCCATCAATTTTACAGAAACTATTCATCCACTGGCCACTCTTGCTTTCATATCCAATAGCTTTTTGGATACCCCTTCCAGAAAATACTCTTGTTCCATTATTTAATACATAGCATGGAATTTCTAAATCACCTAAATGTAATGGTGTTTTATCAGAACCATATTGTGCTATTAAAGTTTCTTGTTCTTCCATAATTTCTTATTTAAAAATTAGACGTTTAATTCCAGCAACTTTCTTAAATCTTCAAACGAGTGAACCTCATAGAGAGTTCCCTTAACTTTTACATAACCGTTTACCTCTGAATCAGGTGTGTTTCTCACAAATAGTTCCGCAATATCCACTTCTAAGGCATTGGCAATACGTTCCAAAGATTGTAATTGCGGATAATCACCTCTTAATGTCTTATTAAGACTAATATCAGATATACCCATCTTGTCAGCCAAATCTTTTTGAGTAAAACCTTTAGACTGGCAAAGTTCTTTTATTCTTGTTCTAAAATCCATAATACTATATAGTTTTATTGCACAAATATAAGTCTTTATACTAAGTAATACAATGAAAGTCCTAAAATAAATCTATGTAGTTTTACTATTAACATAGTTTAAGTATGTAAATATTGCATGATTAAACTAAATAGTTTTACTTTGTGGTATGAAATAAAACGAAGTAGTATAATTCCCCAAACTAATACATACGATTATGAAGACTATTAGCAGTGAGTACATCAAAGAAATTAAAGAACAAATCAAAGTTATCAATGAAGCTCTAAAAAGAATACAAGAAGCTGAAAAGGTTCAGGATTCAGCGGTAAATAATAGAGAATACAACAAGGCAAAGGATGAAGCTATTGACGCAAGCTCAGACGTAATGATAGCTTTAGAAGAGACTGTAAGACTTGCATCAGCTATGGGGTGTGAAACTGGTCTGTATGAGGTACACAAATATCACAAGATTGTAGAACTTGATTTTAGAGATTCACACAAGTAAATAGCAGCAGGGCGAAAGCCCTGCAATTACACACGATTATTAATTTTCAATACGCACGATTATGAAGACATTGAACGAAGAAATCCAAGACATTAAGAACATGAAAAGTTCTAAGGCTGCAAAGAAAGAGGCTTTTATTAAGTTAGGGTTGAGAAAGTACGAAATTGAACTTCTGCTTTCAGAACTGCCTAAACCAGTCAGAGAGGTTCATAAGTTTACCTTTGGCGTAGAGATTGAATGCCTGGTAGCTGCTAGCCTTATGAGAGAAAGCGCAATGAGAAACGCAATGCCTTTTCAGTATGAAGGTTATAATCACGTTGACAACAACCACTATTATAAGTTCGTTTCAGATTCTTCTATCAGAGGTGAAAACCCTATCGAATGCGTATCGCCGGTTCTTACTGGTAAGGCGGGTATGAAAAGTCTAGAAACCTGCTGCAAAGCTTTAAATGAAGCAAATGCACAGGTAAATATATCTACAGGTTTGCATGTGCATATCGGGGCTGCAAATCTTTCTGATGAAGCCTACATTAATGTATTCGAAAACTATCAGAAGTTAGAGAGAGTGATTGATACCTTCATGGCACGATCAAGACGAGCCAACAACAGCCAGTGGTGTAGAACCCTTCAAGGCAAGAACTTTGACGTATGTATGACAAAGCATGATGTTTTTAGCGTCATGAATGGTAATAGATACTATAAAGTGAATGCTTGTTCTTACGCTCGACATCGGACAATAGAATTTAGACAACATCAAGGTTCTACTGATTTCGAAAAGATTTCTAACTGGGTGAACTTCTGCGCTAAACTGGTAGCATGGTCTAAAAAGAACGTACTGAGTTCAGAGGTTAATTCAATTGACGAGATACCTTTCTTGACAACGAGAGAAAAGTCATTCTTTAAATCACGTGCTGAGGTTCTTGCATGAGCCTCGCACGATTAAAATCAATGAATATGTGCTGTATTATCTATAAGCCAAAAGGTGTTCAGATGCCAACTCTGGACACCTTAAATAAAGTTCAGAGAATCAATCATCATGGTTATGGCTTCGTTTCTTCAAAGCATAGATATAAGACGATGGACTATCAGAAGTTTTTAACTCATCTTTCAAAGGTTGAAATTGAAGAAGAATGCATCATTCACATGAGGTGGGCAACACATGGTTCTAAGTGTAGAAGGAACTGCCACCCGTTTGTCGAGAATGGCGTTTATTTTGCCCATAACGGCGTTTTGCCTATTCAGTCGGTAAATGATATGACAGACAGCGAAATCTTCTTCAGAGGGCAAGTTTATCCACTTGTAATGAAATATGGTTATGAATCAAAGGTAACAGAATCCATGATGATGGCTGCCGCTGGCAGTTCTAAGTTCGCCATGATGTATAAAGGCAAAGTAAAGCTGTATGGTGATTATACGAAATTGAACGGTGTGTATTATTCTAATTTGAGATGGTTATGAAAAGAGAAAAGTTAACGGTTAAAGCATCAGATGTAAGAAGCATAAAAATGAGCGTAAATCCGCCCAAAGTGGTAGTTGATGCAGGTTATAGAGTGATTCATGACGGTGAAATAAAATGCTGGGTAGGTATAGGCTGGTTGACCGAAGGCAGAGCGTCAAAGAGTGACTATTATAAGATACCAGAGGTTGTAAACGGATAATTTAAGATAGCTATGAGAAATGTAGATATTGACGTAATGCGAGAGATTTTAGAAGAGCATGGAATTTTAGTGAATGAAGATATTGCTAAATCCATAACAGAGGATTTTGTATGCCATTTAGAAGTATGTAGAGAAATGAATGTATCACAATTTAGAGGATGTAATACCGAATCTGATACAGAGAAAATCATGCGATTAGAAGCAGAACTGAAGAAGGTTAAAAGAGAGCTTTCAAAGGCATCTACAGAGAATGAAGTCTATAGAGATAATGTTATGAAAAGACATAACGCATCGTCTGTATGGATTGAAGATGGAGTGGTAAAATATAGTTATGGGGTATGAAAGAGAAAGAAATCCTGCAAGAAATAATCGGGTGGCTGGGTAATGATACAAGCTACTTGTCTACAAGAACAGACTATGCCAGAGGGTATAAATCCGGTATAGAATGTGCAAAAGAAATTGTTGAAAGCATCATCAATAAACACGGCCCTGATTTATTACCAAACAATTAGCAAATTGTTTCGTATGCGTTGAATTGTTATTCAAAATTGTCTTCATAATGGGGTATCTTTGTATAGATGCCATCGCGGGTTAGAGCAGTGGTCAGCTCGTCACTTTGACTTGGTGAAGGCCGGTGGTTCGAATCCATCACCCGCAACTAACATTTAAACTTTACACGATTATGAAAGTATTGACATTACAGATTAACAAAGAATGTTTTCAAGACATTCTAAATGGCAAACAAGATGTAGAACACAGGTATGTATATCCCTCTAATGTATCACGATATGTTTATTTTAGACATGATGGCAAAGAATACAAACGACAAGAGGATATACCCGACGATGATAAAGAGATTGAAGTAATACCAATCAAATATGATGCCTTATACTTAATCAATGGCAGACGAAAAGATGCACCACGTCTCACTGTGGAGGTGAAATCTGCCGAGTATGTTATTTTCGCTGATGAAGAAGGCAATGATCTTACAAAAATAGAAAACGGCGTAGAATACTTGATAAGTCAAGTATGGTATCATCTTGGCAAAGTAATAAGTACAGAGAACATTTAATCTAAATAGTCAAAAGCTGAGTCACAAGAGCAATTAACAGAGTTGCCGGGCCAAGACGAAATATGAATGGTGCCGGTTTAGGTGGAAGACTGGTAGCAAACCGTAGAAATACGGCAAGTGCTTCACAGTTAGGTAGTAGAGAACAAAGGCGATATGACTTAAATGTTGCCTTTAGTGGTGAAGGGGGTAAATGATGAACAAATATTTACTGTCTATGCAGATAATACAGAGTATCCGTGAAAAAACTGATACTGCTGTATTATATTATTCAGCCGGAGGTAAAGATAGTATAGCCTTATTGGACATGCTTGCTGGTATGTTTAATAAGGTTATATGCTATTATATGTACCTTATTCCCAACTTAGACCATGTCCAACCTTATATCAAATGGGCAGAAACAAAATACAATAACGTAGAAATTCGCCAAATAAAGCATTTTCAACGTGATTATTATGATGCCTGTGGATTCTTTCGTGAACCAAACATTTCAATCAAGCCAAGAAAAATTGGAGAAATAGAACAAGCTGTGAGAGAAGAAACAGGCATATCATACGCATTCAGCGGGATGAAAGGTGTAGATGGATACATGAAGCGGATGCGGTTAAAGAAATTCGCGAAGTCCAGTTATATAACAGACAAAGGTATGGTCTATCCTCTTGCATTATGGACGAACAAGGAAGTGCTTCAATATATTAGACTAAGAGGATTAATACAACCTTTTGTGTATGATCCAGGTGCTATAAGTCAAGGTTTTACCATTGATTTAAAAACAATGCTCATGATGCGAAACAAATATCCACATGATTTTAAACGTATTTTGGAAGAGTTCCCATACTCTGAAAAGCTAATTTTCGATTATGAATATAAACACAGAAAGTAGAGGTATTGAGTCAGAAAAAAATCGTTATCGGAATTAGAAAGTCAAAGAATGCGTATTCTGTATCGTGCAGCTCGTCAATATGGGCTAGGCACAAACAGACAGCATTCTGTACGTGATAGAGTCAATTTTGTTACAAGCAGATATAGAACAAATATGTTCAGATACTTTGGCTCAGACACGATTTCTCCTGCACAAGTAAAACAAGGAGTACCAAAAAGATTTTATGTAGGATTAAAAAACGCGCAAGGTAGTAAAGGATGATGACAAGAAATAAAATAACGCAACCGGAAAGTAGGGAGATACAACGAAGTATCATAAAATTTGCCAATTATAATCCTCGTAAAATTGCCCCAGAAGCTCGAAAGAACTTGAAAGCGAACTTAAAACGTATAGGATTATTGGGCGGTGTAGTTTGGAATGAAGTTACAGGTAATCTTGTATCAGGGCATCAGCGTATCTCGATTATGGATGAGGTGAATAAGTATAACTCTGACACGAAAGAAAATGACTATCTAATTCGTGTTGAAGTAGTTCACATGGATGAAAAAACCGAGAAAGAACAAAATATCTTTATGAATAACAGAAATGTTCAAGGAGAGTTTGATTCCGATATGTTGAAAGAACTACTTGATGGCATTGATTATAATTATGCTGGGCTAAATGATTTTGACCTAAATATGTTAGGTGTCGGTGATATTGATTTTGCTGTAAATGATGAAATTTGGAGTAAAGACAATATTCTAAACGATTCACTATACAGTATAGATGAAATAACCAAAGAAGGAGAAGAAAATAAAAACATTGATCGTTCCGGGGACTTTTATAGCGATTCAAAAGAAAATCAAATTGCACGCCACAATGAAGTACAAAAAATAAAAGACAGAATAGGACGTCAAAATAGTTTTGAGAAAGACAATGGTATGTTAAGTTATGTCGTTTTGTCTTTCAAAAGTCCTACAGAAAGAGCGAACTTCATGGAAATGTTCGGTTATGGATTTGATGAACGTTATATTGACGGAAAGGAGTTTATGGATAGGGTCGAATTTGGAATTGAGTAATCAAAATAAACAGATACGCGCGCATGGGAAAGAAGCCAGACATATCGAAATTCAGAGAGGTCCTTCATAAAACAGGTGGAAATCTCTCTAAGGTTGCTGCTGCATTCAATGTAACCCGAAAAACCGTGTATGATTGGGCCAGAACAGACTGCCAGTTCAAAGATGCTATCACCGACGAAAGAGGTTCTCTGGTAGATGAATGCCTTGTATCTGCACGTGTACTTGCGCTTGGTATCCCTGAGAAAGATGAAAATGGGAACTTTATCGGATGGCGTGAACGTCCAGATGGGTATATGATTCGCTATTTACTTTCCACATTAGGAAGAAAAGAAGGTTTTGGAGACCGAGAAGACGAAGACGCAGATATTCCAAAGGATATTGACCATGGAATTTCTATTGACTCATGGATTAAAGACAAACTGAAATGATTGTACCCCAAACGATATATCATCCGCTATATACCGATAGCGAGAAATTTATCATTCTCATTACCGGTGGCCGTGGCTCGGGGAAGTCTTTCAACGCTTCTACCTTCATTGAGCGTCTGACATTCGAAATGACTCCCACAGAGAAGATAGTCCACCAGATTCTTTATACACGTTACACGATGGTATCAGCCGGGATGTCTATCATTCCAGAGATGATGGAAAAGATAGATTTGGATGGAACAACGAAGTATTTCAAGACCACCAAGACGGACATCGTAAATCGGATGACCGGCAGTCGTATCATGTTCCGGGGTATCAAGACTTCTTCCGGGAATCAGACGGCAAAGTTGAAATCAATTCAGGGTATCACCACCTTTGTCTGTGATGAAGCAGAGGAATGGACCAGTGAGGAAGAGTTTGACAAGATTATGCTCTCTATCCGTAAGAAAGGAATCCAGAACCGGATTATCATCATTATGAATCCCTGTGACTCCAATCACTTCATCTACAAGAAGTATATCGAGAATACTCACCGGATGGTGGAGATTGACGGCGTTCAGGTGCAAATTTCCACTCATCCGAATGTTCTACATATTCATACGACTTATTTCGACAATATAGCAAACTTATCTCCTGAGTTTCTGAGAGAGGTTGAAGAAATGAAAGAGAAGAACCCGGAGAAATATGCTCATGTCGTTATCGGCCGATGGGCTGACGTGGCCGAAGGTGCCGTGTTCAAGAAATGGGGCATCGTGGATGAGTTCCCCATGTGGTGCAAGAAGGTGGCTATTGGACAGGACTTTGGTTATACCAATGACCCATCGGCTTCTATTCGATGTGGCATCGTAGACAATGCGCTTTATCTGGATGAAGTGGATTATAGAACTGGATTACTTTCTGGGGATATTATAAAGACGCTACGCCCGTGGAATTTGAGAGTGATTGCCGACAGTGCGGACCCGCGACTCATTCAGGAGATTCATAACGGAGGGATTAAAATATACGCGGTAGAGAAAGGACAAGGTTCTGTCAATGCCGGTATTGACAAGATGCAGGGTATGGAAATTTTCATTACAAGGCGTTCTTACAATCTTCAACGGGAGTTCAGAAATTATGTTTGGGCAAAGGATAAGGACGGAAACTACATCAACGAGCCGGAAGACCACGATAACCACGGTATTGACGCTGCACGCTACTATGTGCTGGGAGAACTTCTCGGTAGAATTATGAAACCCAAAGACGTTTCAGGAATATTTGGACATTAAACTTTGAGATATGACTATAGAAGAAATTTTAGCTATGCCGGAAGTAGAGAGAAAAATCTACTATCTGAAAAAAGGACGAAAGACCGAGCAACCAAACGCTCACGCTCTTTACAACGACTGGAATCCGAACAAGCACGAGATAGTGATAGATGAAGAGAAATACCCGAAAATCAAAATCACTACCCAGCCTGAGAAACGGATTACAGACCCTACAACCGGGAAAGAATATGTTGAGCCGGCGGTAAGGAAAGAAGTTGACCCGAACAGGATTGCTCTTCCTATCGAGCAGGACATCGTGAACATTCAGACTGCCTTCACCGTTGGAACAGAACCGGTCCTTGATTGCCAGCCGGACCAGTCGGAAGAAAGCCTTCTTTCCACATTGAAGCAGGTGTTCAAGAAAAACAAGTTGAAATACCAGAACAAGAAAGTAGTCCGGGCATGGCTGGCCGAGCAGGAAGTGGCCGAATACTGGTATGTGGTGAAGGATGACGGCTTCTGGGCAAAGCTCAAACGAAAGATTTCAGGAATCTTCGGCAAATCAAAACCTGAATACCGTCTGAAGAGTGCCATCTGGTCTCCGTTCCGTGGCGACAAGCTCTATCCCTTCTTCAATGATCAGGGGGATTTGGTAGCCCTATCCCGTGAGTACAAGAAGAAAGACCTGAACGATGTAGAGATTACATGTTTCATGACCATTACCAAGGACATGGTTTACCAATGGGAACTGACAAGTAATTGGACCGACAAAGGTACGTTCGCACATGGATTCAAAAAGATGCCGGTGATTTACATGTACCGTCCGGAAGCGTATTGTGAGAAGATTAAGAGTCTTCGCGTAAGACTGGAGAAACTTCTTTCAAACTATGCAGACTGTATCGACTACCACTTCTTCCCTATCCTCATGCTTTTTGGTAACGTGGAGAATTTCTCAGGTGAGTTCAAGAATCGTGTAGTCGAGCTGACCGGTCAGGGAGCAAATGCCCAGTATCTTACCTGGTCTCAGGTGCCCGATACGGTAAAATTTGAGGTGGAGACGCTGTTAAGTCAGATATACGGACTGACCAATACGCCCAGAATCTCTTTCGACTCCCTGAAGGGTACAGGAAACGCCGTTTCCGGTGTGACTTTCGACTATGTGTTCATGTCCACCCACCTGAATGTGGAGAACCTGAATGAAACCGTCGGCGAGTTCATGCAACGACGGGTAAACTTTCTTGTCTCTGCGTTGGGTTCCGTGAATTCCACCCTTGAAGAAGCCTCCGAAACCATTGACGTGGATGTGCAGATGCAGCCGTATAAGCTGGAGGACATCAAAGACAAGATAGACACGGCAATCAAGGCCAAGGACGGTGAAATCTGGTCGCAACAGCGGGCTATCACCTTTGTGGGGAACGTGGATGCAGTTCTGGATGAGATTGAAGCCATCAAGGAAGAGCAGGCTGAGAAGCAGAAGAACGACATTGAGAAACAGAAACAGCTTTCCTCTCTTAAAAGTTCCAGCAGCAAATCTGAAGAATAGAACAATTCAGTCAGAATATTTACGGGGATAATACAAAACAGAATGATATAAATCTAAAATATTGACTATTTGAATAGCGGTATCTTTCGAGGTATCGCTATTTTCTTTATCATAGTAAAAACATGAATACTCCTTTGTAATTATTCGTTATTTTACTATATTTGCATCGTAATTAAGTCTTAAACGCTATGAGCTACAAATCAGTTAAAGACGTTGTAACGCTGCTTACTGAAAATGGCTTTTGGTTCGTGAGGCAGAAAGGCAGTCACATGGTTTACACTGATGGTAGCCATGTAGTGATTGTCCCAGACCACGGCAAGAAAGGCGTTGAGAAAGGCACTTATTACAACATTCTGAGGCAAGCGGGGCTAAAATAGCCCCCGCCTCTTTTGTTTAACGATAAAAAGGAGGTCAGTATGAAAATCGTAGAAGTGATTGTAGAACATGCTGGAAATAATCTTAGTGCCTATATTGAAGGTGCTCCGGTGATTACTGTCGGTAACGACGTGAAGGAAATCGAAAAGAACATGAAGGAGGCTGTTGAACTTTACTTGGATTCATGTAATGAAATGAACATCGCTCCAGTGGAAATTTTGCAGGGAGAGTTCACATTGAAGTTCAAGATAGATGCTGCCACCTTCATCAACTATTACAGCAGTATCTTTACCAAAGCTGCTTTGAGCCGGATAACCGGAATCAATGAACGCCAGTTGTGGCATTATGCGGCAGGAGTACACAAACCCCGTAAACAGCAGTTGGAGAAGATTCAGAAAGGTATTAACGCGCTGACAGAGGAACTGGCAGCTATAAATTTGTTATGATTATTAATTAAATATAATGGAGGATAGTACAATGAAAGCAAAAGATGTAAATCCAAGTAATTTTAAGGTTGAGAATGTTGTATTTGAAAATGATGATTTTTCTATAGCGATAGGTATTTGGGAAAATGGGGAAAGAAGAATGGCAATGAGATGGAATGGCTATGGAGATGATCCCGGATACCCAAAATTATTTAAAAATCCAGTCTGGTTCATGGTTGATGACTCTTTAATTTTACCTTTCCTGAATGCTTTGAGGAACGTAAAAGATTCTGACAAAAAAGAAATAGAAGCAGCTATATTGAAATTTTGAAAGTATAATTGAATGATGTTCCAGCGTGATTACCCTAGTAGTCACGCTTTCTTTTTGTCTAAAAACGAACATTCTCCCAATTGTTTCGTATCGTTAGCCTTAAAATTTCCCCTTCCCTTTCTCTATAAGTAAATTTACCGTATGAAATTATTAATCAAACTCATACGGTATGACAATCTTTGAACTAATCTTGGCAGGACTGCAACAAAAATTCTCTGGGGTGGACACTGCTACACTCACCCGTATCGCCACAAAGAAGGCAGAGGGTGTAACGGACGAAACGAAGGTGACCTCCATCGTGGAGGGTATCTCATTTCAGGACGTGATGCAAAACTATGGTGATTTCCGTGCAGGACAGGCGCAGACTTCCGCTGTTTCAAACTACGAGAAGAAGCATGGACTGAAAGACGGAAAACCAATCGAGAATCCGAAACCAGAACCACCGAAACCAAACGACCCTCCAAAGCCGCAGGAGACAGACATCGCAAAGATGATTGCCGATGGCATCGCCGCCGGTATCAAGCCGTTTGCCGACAAGCTGGCCAAAATGGAGGAAAATGAAGCGCAGGCGCAGCGCAATTCTCAGATTTCAGCAGTGGCGAAGAAGTACGGTATTCCCGAATTTATGCTGAAAGACCGCAACATTCCCGAAAACACGGACTTGGACACTTATTTCAAGGACATGAAGCAGGATATGTCTAACAACGGTTTTCAGTTCTCCAAAGCTCCTGAAACTGCCGAACAGAAGCAGGAGAAGGAAGCGAGCGAGTTCGCCAAAATGATTGAGGCGGACACAAAATCTATTGTCGAACAACAAAACAAGTAATTTATGTCAGCAGGATTTAAGTACAACATTGAGCCTGAACCGTCCATCGAGGAACGCTATGACGTTTCTACCGGTGTAAGACGTAGAGGCCCTTACAAGCTGGATACGGCCAACCTTGTCGCTGGTTCGTTTCTTCCATCCTTTACACCGATTGCCGCCGACTTGGTGAAGAAGACCGCTCAGGTGGCTATCCGTGTAGAAGTCTATGAAAAGTTTACCACCGGTTCCAATACCACATTGAAAATCAAGAAAAACTCTTTGGCTTATGTGGGTATGCATCTGGGTAATGGTTCTCATGGGGCTACCATCAACAGTATTGACAAATCAAACAAAGATTTCGATAAGTTGACGCTGTCTGCCGACTTTGGCGAAACATTGGAAGCTGGTACTGTACTCTATGAAGCTACAGCGGTAAGCGGCACAACTCCGAAAGTCATTGCTAACTCAGCCTTGTACGGAAGAGTACAAGTAGAAGAAGGCATTGTATTAGTTGCTCTTTTGATGCGAGCATTCGAGATTGAGCCTACCAAATTGGTTATGCCTTTCTCTGACATTGACAAGGCCAACATGCCGCATTTCCAGTTCAACGCTGCAGGCGTGCAATCCCCGGCTGGTGTTTCGTATGAACTGCCAGAAGCTTCTGATTCTGTGATGGGAGGTATTCAGTTGGGATTCTCTCAAAGCGGAAAGAAATATCCAGTAGCATTGGAAGGTGGAAAGGCGTATGTAGAAGTACCTTGGACGGACAATAACACTACCTATCAGGCAGCTAACTCAAGTACCTTGGGATTGGTAAAGCAGGGTGCAAAAGTTGATGATGCAGCAGGTGGTGATGAGAAAGATAAAATTAATGCTCTTCTAGCATCGTTGAGAGCAGCAGGTATAATTGCAAGCAAATAAAGAAAGGAGGACTAATATATGATGCTAACTATTCATACTCTGTTTAACGACCCCAACATCGTTAACGCCGTTATTCAGCGTGTCCTTCAGACTCGTAAGGATACAATCTACTGGCAGCAGTACCTCGATTTCCGTAGAACGACTACTCGTGTGTTCAAGGACTACATCGGACAAGTTACGGGCGTGATGGCCGGTTCTATCAACTCTCGTTATGGTGAGAAGCCTATCCGTGAACGCCGGAATATCGGCTCAGGATATGGTGAAATCGCTTATCTTGGCGATGCTTACCAGATTTCCATTGACCGCTTGTCTGAGCTTCAGGACTTGATTGACAAGTTCAATGCAGCTAAACCTGCCGACCAGGTAGCAGCCATGCAGGAAATCGTGAACTTCATCTATGATGATTACCGTCAGGTACTTTTGGCAGCCCACAAGCGCATGGATATTATTGTAGGTTCACTTCTGATGACCGGAGAAGCAACAGTCAAGAATAAGGATGACAATGCCGGAGGCGTTGACCTTCTCGACATTGAATTGCCGTTCAAGTTCATCAAGCCTGATACTGGTGCGAAGACGAACTTCATCACCTATTTGCAGCAGCAGATTAATGCTCTGAAAGCTGATTATGGAAACTTCCAGAAGATGATTATGTCCCGAGGAACTTTCGTGAAGAATATCATCGGGTCGGCTGAGTTTGGTGACAAGTTCAAGATGCAGCTTACAGGAAATGAAATGTACCTTTCAACCGGTTTGATTACATCTCAACTGGCTTCCCAAGTGTTCACTGGCATCGGGCTTCCGGCCATTGAAATCAAGGAAGATTACGTAAAAGACCAGACCGGAAAGAACGTGCAGATTTACGCCGACGACCGTATCACCTTGCTTCCGCAGGATAAGGTCGGTTATATGCGTTTCCACACTCCATACGAAGCAGTGGACGGCGTACCGGGACGTAACTACACCCAGGCAGACGGTGATATGCTTATTTCCGGTTACAAGGACAAGAACGGTCGTTATCTGGAATACACCGCAGAGTGGATTCCTCAGATTACGAACCCGAATCTGATTGTGAACTTTGATTTGTCAACCATGAACGCATGACAGTAAATGACTACATATCACAGAAGTTTCAGACCTTCGGCATCAACTTGTCGGAGGCTGACCTTTTGGAGATAAGTTTTTCTTCAGAAGTAAGCGGAGAGGATGAGATGGGCCCGTCAAACATCGGACTTGTTTCAGTGGCTATGGCGAAGTTCATCCCCTCTCTATTACTCCGTGCCACTTCCATCAGTGAGAACGGTTTCTCTATGTCATGGGATACAAAAGGCGTAAAGGAATACTATTCTTTCTTGTGCAAGAAGTATGGTCTTGAAGATACGTTAAGCGATAAACCTAAAGTCAGATTCCTATGATATTTGCTCCACATACATTACAGGTTAAGGTCTTTACTCCGATGGAAACAGACGAGTTTGGCCGACCTATCCCCGGAACCGGTGGTGAAAGCTGGCAGGACGTGTGTAAATGCCGTTGTGATGATAACTCGACCAAGGAGTTTACTTCGGAGAACGGTGAGGTGTTCCGACCGAATTATCACGTAGTCTGTGAGAAGAAAATCTCACTGAGTGCTGGTGATGAAGTCAGATGTATGGACGGTGAGAATGTCCGTGGAACTGGCAAAGTTTACATGGTGAAGAATACAAACTATTTTGGTTACTCAGAGATATGGATGTGAAGTTTGATTTTTCGGACGTGGATAGCTTTTTCGAACAAGGTTATGCCGAGGTGAAAGCCGTTGAGGAGAAGGTTGGTAAAGAGGCTGTCGATTACGCTGTAAAGAATGGCAACTATCAGAACCGGACTGGAAGACTCCGTAAGTCAAATAAGTATTCAGTTGAGGATGACGGATTGGTGATTAGAAACGATGCTGAGTATGCCTCGCACGTCGAATCTAAAGGCTATGAAGTATCAACTGGTGCGGCTCTATACGCTGAGAAACGATTGAAGGAGGAAGTCAAATGATAGTAACTACCGACATCGCGAACATACTCTACCGTGATTGCCAGCCTTTCGGTATTCCCATCGTTCCTCACGGCAAGAAGCTGACGGGCGAATTGAAATCCGAAAGGATTGTCATTCATGCCAAGAAACAACAGCCAAGCAAATATTGGAAGAAATCTTTCGTAGAAGTGAACCTTTGTGTTCCCGACCTGAAAGACGGTGAAGCCAACACCATCCGTCTGAACGAGCTGGAGAAACAGGCGCAAGAATTGTTTGACGGAATAACCGGACGCTATGATGGTACCACCTATCATTATTCCATCGAGTCAATCGGAACTGAGGAGGACACATCCTTAAAGTGTCACTATGTGAATGTAAGAATTTTGTTTGAAGTTTTAAATGTGAAATAATATGGCAGAATCAAAGAAAATCACCGCCGTGAATATCAAGAAACTTTGGTATGGCGAGACAAATGCTATCACAGCAGATTTGACTGGGCAGGCTTTATATACTCTTTTACAAGGTGAAACCTTAAAAGAGGTTAAGAATATCCATCAGGATACATGGACACTTGAAGAAGCGGAAGCAAGCCGCACTAACTACAAGAACCAGCTTACCGGTCAGACTTATCGTAGTGATAAGGAAATGGGCGATGTAACCGTGAACTTCACCATTGGTGAGTACGACTATCCGACCAAGAAAGACCTCATGGGTGGTGATGTAATTAACACTGATAAGGGTTGGAAACGAGCAAGAGGCAAGGTAAACATTGAGAAGTTACTTGTCGCTTTGACTGACGATGACCAGTATTGTGTGATTCCCCGTGCTGACATCGGTGCACGTGAAGCCACAACAGACAAGGCTGTCGGTATTCCTGTAAGTGCGGTGGAACTGGAACCACAAAATGCAGAAGTTGCACCGGAATACTGGTTTGACTCATCTGAAGTAAAAGCAGGTGCTTAATGCCTATCCAATAGGTAGAGATTGAATTCCATAACAGGGGTGGGCTTTATGGCTTCACCCCTTAATTTTTATCTTTTATCAGAATGAATCAAGGAGCAAAAATAGTAACTGAATCCATTATCGGAAGTGATTTCAGAACGGTGTTTGTCGCTGGGAAAGCCTACACGGTCTACCCTCCTACTATCCACAAGCTGGCCGGGGCAATCTCCCATTTGTCAGGCGTACAAGAAGCAGACAATTTGAAAGAAGTGCTTCTCTCCCTTGGAGAAAGCGAGGCTTACAGCAAGGCTCTCTCCTGGCTGATAGCTGGTGACGAAAGTTTAAGTGAAGAACTGGCAAAAGGAACATACGAAGAAAACGTAAATGCTTTAGATGAAGCACTCTCTATGATTGACTCAAAGGTTTTTCTCAAAGCTGTCAGCTTGGCGAGGAACGTAAGTCTGCTGGCAGCGAAACCGAGGTCGTAGGAAATGATACTCTCTTGGGACAGATTGCATCGTTCATGGAAAATCTGCATCTGTCATACCGGGAAGTGGTCTATGAGATACCATACAGGAATTTAGTATTAATGCAGCGTGACAAGCTCCATACAGTTACCGGTACCAAGGTTACAAAGGTGAAGGGTAAGGACATGGCTTCGCGCAGAAGAAGAAACAAGAAATAGATATGGCTACACTATACTTTAAAGTCAGTTCTGACTGGGAGCAGGTTGTCAAACTGAGACAGGAATGTGAGAGACTGGAAGCCCAGCTCAAAAAAATGGACGTAAACAAATCCCCTACAGCTGCAAAGGCTTTAGAAACGCAACTGGCATCCACCCGTCAGCAGATGATGGGGCTGGTAACTGAGGCGGCTAAGGCTGGTGCTATGATGGAGAATGATTTGAAGAAAAAACTCAATTCCGCGTCAAAGGCCTCCGATGAACTAACAGAGGAAATAATCAAACAGAGGAAAATCATCCGTGATACGCAGGATGATGTCAGACGGCTGTCTGATGAATATTCAAAGATGAGTAAGTATTCTCCTAATTCAAAAGCTAAATTAGCTGAACTGAATGCAGCTAAAGCAGCCTTGAACGAGCAGAGATATTCCATTGGTGAATTGCAGGACCAGCAGGCCAGAAACAGGCTCGAAGTAAGGAAACTTACAAGAGAGTACAAAGAGTTTGCCAGTGGAACAAACAATGCTGATGAGATAGTAAAATCCCTGACGGATTCCTTGAAGCGTACTGCTTTAGAGATAGGAGGATTGGCAGCAATAAAGAAGTTCGGTTCTGATGTGATTGAAGCAACTGGAAAGATGCAACAGTTACAGGTAGCTCTTTCAACAATCCTTCAGGACAAATCGAAAGCAGAACAACTCATCGCCGATATTGTTCAGTTCGCAGCCAAAACGCAGTTCAATCTTGATGATGTAGCGACCGGAGCAAAACAGCTTTTGGCATACGGTTCCTCTGCCGATAATGTAGTAAATGAACTTTCTATGCTTGGAGATGTGGCTTCCGGATTGCAGATACCTATCGGTCAACTTATTTATCTGTATGGAACACTAAGAACGCAAGGAAGAGCCATGACAGTAGACATTCGTCAATTCGCCGGACGAGGTATTCCAATCTACGAAGAACTGGCCAAGGTATTAGGAGTTTCCAAAGACCAGGTAGGTGAACTTGTGAAGGAAGGTAAGGTCGGCTTTAAGGAAGTTGAACAGGCTTTCAAAAACATGACATCCGAAGGAGGGAAATTTGCCAACCTTATGGAAAGTTCCGCCGGGACGTGGCCCCAACGATTATCGAATATCGAAGATACCCTCTTCCAGAAAATGAATGAGTTCGGGAACAAGTATAAGGAGGTTTTCGAGTTTGGAATCGGTACAGCAGAGGACTTGGTGGAAAGTCTTGATGATGTGTTGTCTATCATGGGCGGACTGATTGCAGCTTACGGAACATACAAGGCCGCGTTGATTACCGCAGCCGTAGCACAGAAGGCGGTCGGATTCGTTGAAAGCATCCAACTGATTGGAATGTACAGAAAGGAATTGGGACTGGCCACCGCCGCGCAACAGGCTTTCAATGTCGCTTCGAAATCCAATGTGTATGTCACTCTGTTGGCAGCTCTTGTTGGAATAGGTACGGCGGTTTACATGTTCACAAAGAGAACCAATGAAGCCACTGTAGCGCAGGAGACACTTAATTCGGTAAACAAAAAGGCCGATGAGGAATTTTCCAAGCAGGCAGCAACAGTTGACAGGTTGTCCGGCGTATTGAAAAGTGAAACTTCATCCATTGACCAGAAGAAGAAAGCCTTGTCAGATTTGCAAACCATCATTCCTTCTTACAATGCCAGTCTTGATGAAGAGGGCCGACTGATAAACAACAACACAGAGGCCATTAAATCCTATCTGACACAACTGGAAAAGCAGATACGGATGAAGGCTGCTCAAGAAGAACTGGAGGAGCTGTATCGCAAAAAACGGACTCAAGAAAAGCAGCAGAAAGTCGCTACGGAGAATTACAATGAGGCTAAATCTTTGTACAATTCATCCGTGACAATGACTGGAAGCGCATTACAAAACAGAGGAGTCAATACAGGTGTGGCCGTATTCTCTCAAAATAGTGCAGTAAACAATCAGCTCAAAGATAGTGCGAATAAGGCCAAGAAAGAATTAGATTCCGTAAACAAGGAATTAGGCGAAACGGTTTCTGCTATCAAAGAATTGGAAAAAGAGATTGAGAAATCTTCTTTATCCGATAAAAAAGAAGCCCAACATTCTACAATATCTGAAGAAGTAGAAAATGCCACCATACGTATCAAGACACTCAAACAAGAGATTGCCGACCTTCGTAGCGGAAAATTACAAGCAGAAGCTGGTAAAACCGTAGAATCTGCTATCAAGGCAAAGGAAAAAGAGTTGCAGAGCGCAGAAAAAACCTTGGAAACACTTACTGGTGTCAGCCACAAATCAGAAAACAAGAAGGTCGTAGATAATCAGCAAAATCTTTCTGATGAACTTCTACAACTCATAAGAGCTAATCAGCAGGAAGAAATCAACCTGATGGAAGAAGGTTCTGAAAAGAAGCGCAGACAAATTGAGCTGGATTACCAGCGAGAAATCGATGAAATTAGGAAACAGCGCAAAAAATGGGAAGATGCGCAAGGAGGAAAGCTTACGTCTGAACAGCGGGAAGTATTAGGAAGTCGTGCGTCTAATGCCATGACGTCGCGTGAAAAAGGTCTGGCCGAAATTACAGAAACTGAAAATCAAGCTGCAATCGAGGCCAACGAACGTTACCTGAAAAGCTATGGTACATTTTTGCAGAAACGTGATGCTATCATAGCCGAGTACACCCGTAAAATCTCGGAAGCTACTACTCAGGGAGACAAGGACATACTCCAGAAAGAAATGGATAAGGCCCTCTCCTCTCTTGACCTTGAAAAGCTGAAACAGGGAATCAACTGGGAACTTGTCTTCGGTGACTTGGACAAGGTATCCAAAGAATCCTTGAACAAGGTAAAGCAGCAGCTTAGGGACTTCAAGAACTCCGAAGAATACAAGAACATGGCCGTTGACCAGAAGAAGGTTATTGACGAGGCGTTGAACAAAATCCAGTCAACCCTTATCGACAAAGGAGGATTGCTGGCCGACCTACCCGAACAGTTAAGCGAATTGGCCAAGGCACAGGAAGAACTGTCACAAGCTCAGGAGGAATACAACGAAGCCATGAGAAGCGGAACAGATGAACAGAAGGAAGCGGCCACGAAGAAACTGAATGATGCCCAGAAAAGACAGCAGAACGCTCAGGTCAATGTACAAAAGTCAACAGATAAAACGACAAGCAGCCTTGTCACATTGTCGAACGTCATTACCCAGCTTGGTTCAAATTCTGAAATTTCACTCTCTCAGGTCGGTGATTTGGCCGGAAATATAGTAGACATATTTGCAGAAGAGAGCGAGAAACTTGGAGGTATAATTGGAGCTGCATTTTCTCTTTTAGATGCCATCGGGACACAGGGGTTGGATGGTTTCGTAGGTAACATATTCAGTAGTGTCTTTAAGTCTGTAGGTGGAATATGGGATACCCTGACTTTCGGCGGATTCAGCAAACTCTTCGGTATTGGAGGAAACGAAAAAGAGGTGCAGGATACCATCAACAGACTCACGGACAGAAACGAAAAGTTGCAGTCTGCCATCGAATCCCTTACAGAAGAAATGAAGTCCAGCAAGGGAAGCGAGAAATCCGTAGCAGAGTACAATAAAGCCATCAAGTATCAGGAGGAATACAACAAGAATGTCCTTTCAAAAGCGCAGGCCAATGCTGGCTATCACAGTAAACATCATAGCTGGGCCTATTACATGGGCTGGTCGGAAAGTGACATACAATGGATTCGGGAAAATGTCATGGCAGAGTTCACAGGTACAGATTCCTTGTGGCAGATGTCTCCGGAGCAGATGGACTTATTACGTCAGAATGTAGACTTGTGGCAGAAAATGGCTGATTCAGGGAAAGGAGGCTATGGAAATAGTGTCGTTGATGCACTAGGTGAATATGCAGATCTGGCCGGAAACCTCGAAGAACTGAAAGAGGGCCTTTTCGAACAGCTTACCGGAATAAGTTTTGATTCCATGTATGATAGTTTCATCGATACCCTTATGGATATGGATGCATCGGCGGAAGATTTTGCGGATAACCTATCCGAATACTTTATGCGTGCCATGCTTTCAGATAAAATCGGTAACATGTACAGCCAGAAGCTGGAAGACTGGTGGAACAGATTCGGTGAAAGTATGAAGGACGGAAACCTGAGTGAGAGTGAACGTAATTCACTCCAAAACGAATATATGGGGTACGTGAATGAAGCATTGAAACTACGGGATGAACTTGCCGCAGCTACCGGATACGACAAGGCTGGCAGCAGTTCCAAGCAGTCGGCCTCCAGCCGCGGATTCGGTACAGAAATGACGCACGAGGATACCGGGGAACTGAGTGGGCGGTTTACAGCCGTGTATGAGTCCAATCTTCGTGTTGAGACGGCAGAACAGCAGCAAACGGTAGCTATTACCGAACTGCGAGGTTCCATCGGCTCCCTGACATCACAAGTAACCGGTCTGTACAACATTGCCGACGAGACACGTACCATCCTGGCCAATTCCTATCTGGAGTTACAGCAAATCAGAGAGAACACAGGCGAAATTGTCAAACCTATCAAACAGATGCAGGCCGACATTGCCGAAGTGAAACGTAATACAGCAAGATT